TTTTAGAACGGCGAGTGGTGCAATCGGTTTTCATTGCTTTCATAATTCTTGTGCTGATAAGACATGGCGTGATGTGCGTCTATTGTACGAGCCGGATGCTTACGAAAAGAGACAACAAGAATACGCCGAGAAAATCTATTCTCATTCACCGAAAGTACAAGAACCGGTACACATCAAAGAAAAAGAGGGAAAGCCAGTATTCCTTACAGCAAAGGACATCATGGAAATGCCGAAGCCGCCGGAAACATTTGTGAAAACCGGAATCAAGGACATAGATGTACGGATGCGAGGATTGAAGACCGGATACGTTACGGTAATATCTGGGTTGCGCGCTTCCGGGAAAAGTAGTTTGATTTCAGAACTGTGTCTGGACTGTGTAGAAAATGGAAATAAAGTATCTGTATTTTCTGGTGAGTTATCTCCACAAAACTTTATGCGGTGGATGAATCTTCAGGCTGCTGGGAAAGCATATGCAGAGCCAACTCAGTTTGATGGATACTACAATGTGTCGAAACAGAATCAAGAAAAGATTGCTGAATGGCTCGGAAAAAGTTTTCATTTATACAACAATGAGTACGGCAATGATTTCCAAGCTGTTAAAGAACAGCTACATAAATGAGTGTAGCGGATGCAAAATGGGACAGGATAAGAATTACTGTAAAAATAAATGTCGGTATTATAAACAGATTGAAAAAGAGAGGGAAAGTTGAGGTAAGAACATGAAAGAAATCAGACCAGACCATTATAAAAAGACAAGCATTGAGTGTTTCGATGCACTGAAAATCATTTTAGGGAAAAGAGGTTTTGTGGCATTTTGTATGGGAAATGTTTTCAAGTACCTTTGGAGACATGAAGCAAAGAACGGGCAAGAAGATGTTGATAAAGCCGGTACATATCTGATGCAACTGAACGATATGAAAAAGCATGGTGTATTCCGGCACAGTCAATTTTGATACATACAAAAGATGGTAGGGACATTGATGTTCGTAGCACCGAGTGTGTGGATTACACCTTTACAAATAAAAATATTTATGATCCGCTGTCAAACATGATAGCTGCTATTCGATACACGGTATCAAGATATGGTAGCTTATCACGTGGCTGGAATGGACATGGATATGCTAATGGTGGCTTCCCAATGAATGGCGAAGTCTATGTTGCCAATGAAAACGGATTCGGCTCTGAATATATTGGAAGCATTGGAAATCGTCATGTTGTAGCGAATAACAATCAGATTGTAGAGAGTGTAAGCTCTGGTGTTGAAAAGGCGAATGATGAAACAAATGCACTTTTAAGAACAGTTATTGAATATCAAAAATTGATTCTTAAAAAGGATACAAGCGTAAATATGGATGGAAAAAGAATGGATAAGCAGATATCAAAGGCGCGTAGAAATACGGGCTTTTCTTTTTCGCCAACGTAGGAGGTAGGAAATGGCAGCAAGACATATATCAAATTTTATAATTGTAAATGGCAAGCCGTTTCCTGCACCGAAGCGTTATCCCAATATGGTAGTGACTACGGCAGTAAATTCAGCCAGAAATGCAAATAACAAGGTTGTCGGTCAGAAGATTGGAAGAGACAATTATAAGATTGACAACCTAGAATGGGCGTACTTAGATGCAGAAACATGGTCAGATATGCTTAAAGAGTTCAAAAAATTCTTTGTAACAGTAAAATTCTGGGATATGGTTGAAAACAACTGGA